GTTTACGAATTCAAGCACACTCGTTCTCTGCCCCACAAGCCCAGCTTTGAACATCAACTTCAAATCAACTTCTATATGGGGGCACTCGGAATTCCTCGTGGGATTTTGGTATATGTTGGCTATGTAGAAGGTGGGGGACTAGGAGTTCGAGAATTTCCCCTTGCCTTCTCAGAATGGCATCTAGAGCATTTAATTACTAGGGCGCAAGTTCTTCACATTTTACTAAAGGAGGATAGTCCGCCCCGTTGTTCTTGTCGGGGACGCATCCACGAAAATGAAATCATTTGAAAGGAGGTGAGAAAACGATCTAAAAATAAAAAGCCCGGAGTGGTAATATTCCGGGCTTTTTTCTTTAAATAACCCCCAAATTTTCTGTGAGTGAGCCTATTTTGAAAAACCAAGTATTTCTATGCCTGAAAACCTAAAATAATCTCGATGTCTAAATATCTTTTTCAAAAACATTCGATTTTTTAATTTTTGAAATTTTAAGCAAAAATTAAAAATCTATATTATTTTCAAGTTTTTCAAACTTTTCATATTATTTTCTAAAAATTCAGATATAGATTGATGTTTCTTTTTGGCCATAATTTTTATAATAAAATAAAAATCTTCTGTTTCATAAATTTTCCCCTCATATTCAAATCTTATAGGATGTAGTGGTGATAATTTTTTAAGAATTTTGACCTTGCCCATTTTTTGATTTTTTATTTAATATTGACGCTTGTGATAATTATTTAATTAAAGTTTTTTGCTACAATTTGGCCATAATTTTTTAATTTTTTCTGGTTCATTTTTGATTATTTGAATAAAGAGATATTTGTTTGTTTGATAATCAAAAATTTTTGTCATTATCAAATCCCAGCTTGCTTTTTCTCCTATAACACCGTATTTAACGCCATATTCCTTGAAGGTTTCTGGCTTCCATTGCAAAATACCAAAACTTGCTGTTCCGTCTTTGTCTCGAGGATTAATTGCTAGAATTTTCCCAGAACTCTCACATTGAACAATTTTTTTAAATAAATCCTCATAATAACTCTCAATTTTTTGTTCAATTTCCTTAAGTTCTTGAATTTTAACGTCTAATTGTTTTTCGTGGTTTGCTATTTGATTAAAAATTTTATTGCTTATTATTCCCGAAAAAATTCCCAAAATAATGGCAAAAAAAGCAAACCACAATTTTGACGAATCCATTTTAAAATAAAAACAATTTCGACCCTTTAATTATAAGCTATCAAAATCCCAAAAATAAATTTTCCATTTCTTTGTCTTTTTCTTCAACTGCCATATTACTTATTTTTGAAACCCTATATTTTGTTCTAAACTCACCAGATTGGCCTTGTGATTTCTTTTGAACAATAGATAATAAAACGCCTATTTTTTGATTCCAATTTTGACTTTTTTCTTCTTCTTCCTCAATTAAAGAAAGTTGATAAAGAAGACTTTTGGAAGCAGTTGTAACAATAAAATAATTCGTCCCCCTTTTTACTAAAAGCTGAACAACTTCTTTTTCTTGACCATCTAAAGAAATTAAGGTTGTTTCTTTAAGGACTCCCCACCAAAAAATTTCCACGGGTTTATTTGGTTCAAAAGACAAAAACTGAAATTGATTTTGATAATATTTATTTAAAATTTCTCTAATTTTCCCATTTTTGTCTTGATTTTTAATTTTCGACTTAAAAAATTCTTTAAATGGTTCAACGTGTTTGCATTTTTTATGGACTATATAACCCAAACAATCGCAATTAATTTCTCCAGTTTTTCTATTCATAATTACTTGATACCTAAAATCTTCTGGAAGGTTTAATTCTTTTTTAGTTTTTTCAGAGGGCTTAACAACCTTTAACAACATCCAATCATTGGCAAAATATCTATTTTTTTTATTTTGTTTTTCTAAAATTTTTCTTATTTTTCCCATTTTTTAATTTTTGCTTTGGTGTATAAATAACTCCAAATGTCAAATCAAAATAAATTAATTTTTCAGATGATGTTTTATAGATAAAATGAAAACAATGTTCGCAAACAAATGTTTTGTTTTTGAAAGCAAGCTTCCGAATAGAAATGTCTTTAACGTCAAAAAATTCAGATAAATCAAGCTTGTTAATAATTTTTTCTAAAACTCTAATTGAAACCTTATGGGATATGTTTTTTTTAAGTTGGTAAAAGCACAAACATAGATTTAGAGGTGATGTTGATTGATCAATAGAAGATTTGTTTTGGGAGATTGTTTTCTTAAAACATATCAAATCAAATAATCCATGACTTCCCGCAGTTCTAAAAACAATAAATCCCCTATTTTCGAGAATTTTTTTAATCTTATACTCAAACGCTCTTCCTTTTTGATAATTAGTTGTCATTATTTTTTATTTTTTCGTAAATATGGGGATATTTTTCTTTTAGTTTTGTTTTAAAATCTTCTAAATCATATTCATAATTTCTCAGACCATAGCGTCTTTTATTAACATTTAGCCTTTTGATTAAATAACCGATCGTGTTATTGTCTAAAGACAACCTTTTCCTCAAATCTTTTCTTTTTAAAAACATTTTTCTTTATGTTTTTAATTAAGACCTTCTTTGTTATAAAGTAATTCAACCAATTCATCCGCCAACATAACCGATAATCTTACAATCCTTTTTAGTTCATCAGAATTGTTAATATTTTTTATAAGCAATTCGCTACCCAGTGTCATAATCAAAGTATTAAAAATTTTTTGAGATGGTTCTAATTCGGCATATTGTCTTGATCCTAATTTTTCATCCATTATCTTTTTTTGTTTTCTTTGACTAATTCCGACCAGGTTTTATTTGAAGCACTTAATTCTTCTCTTAATTTGTCTCTTTCATCATTAATGACATAATCAAAAACGCAATCATCACGCAATGTTTGATAATTTTCTCCTCCTTCATTATCAAAAACTACAATAACCTCCATTTGTTTTTTACACCCTTCACAATTAACTATTCTTTTTTCAGTTTTAATTTCCATTTTTTTCTTATTTTTTCAATTTCCGACCTTTTTATTTAATTTTTCTTCCCAAATTTGATCTTTTATTTGTTCGAAATTTTCTTTTATTCTGTAATAGCAATCGTCGCAAAGAGAATAGATGATATCTGTATATGCCTCAAATTTTCTAAAAATTACTCATTAACACATTCTATTTCTTTTTCACAAAAATCACAGACTATTACATTTTCAATCTTTTGTCATATAAAGCGCTTCCGCTATGCCCCTTGCAATAACCTCAAAATATCCCTCGCGGTCACCATCTTCTGTTTTAAACATGTAGGTTACCCCATATTTTTCTTTTAACATTTGGGGTTTAATTTATTTAATCCCCGACCTTTTACTAATTTACTTATTTCATTATATTCCGTTTTTATTATTTTGTCAAGTGTTCAATTGTTTGATTTTTTTGATTTCATCTTTCTTTCAAGCTTAGCCACCCTTTCGTTAATTTTGTTTCTTTCTTTATAATCTAAAAAACCTCCGTCAGTTTTTTCTTTGTATTTCATAACCCTTTTTAAATCAACCTTTAAATTGGTTTTTTTCGAATTTTTTTGATTTTGAGACCTTTTAATTTTTTCTCGTCTTTTTCGATAGCAATCGAAGCAAAGCCAATCTGTGGGAGAAATCTGAATAGCCGAATTTTCCGGATATTTATTCTTGCAAAGTGGACAAATAAAAATTGTTATATTACCACTTTTTATAAAGGGAGAAGATATTCTATCAAATGGATTAAATGCTATCGGTTGTTTAGTACTAAAAGAATGTTCTTCTCTTAAAGATGGTATATTTTGAGATGTTTTATATATTTCTGTATGAGAAGTATGAGAAGGTATTGTTGCCTCATTTTGAGGAATGTCATGCCTCATTTTGAGGCACACTTTCTCATTTTGAGATAGGACCCCTCCTGTTTCATTTTCTTCATCTTTTTCATTATCTTTTGAAAATTTTTCAAATTCCTTAGGAAGATAGGATTTTGTTTTATCATACTTAAATTTGTTTTCAATTTTAGACAAAAGATGGCCATCCCTTTCAAGTTCTAACAGCCATCGCCAAATACTTTTTTCACTCATGTAAGGAAATTTTTGAGCCAATGCCCTCGTGGAATAATAAACCCACCCATTTTTCCCGTGCCTTATTTTGTAAAGAGATATACTTTTAATTTCTTTCATAATGAGAGCTTTTTCAATAGAGCCATACCTAAATACATCCTCAACCTCAAATGAGTGCGTTTTGTCTTTTAAATTTTCGTTTTTTGTGTTATAATAATTATTGACCCCCATTTTTGTTTGGCAGGTTCTACTCATTCGGTAGGACCTGCTTTTTTAATTGCGACAATTTTTTATTTAAAAGAAAACCCCCGCCTCCTGCCGCAGAATTTAGAGTGCTAAGGTTTAAGAAGTTTGCCAGGGCGGGGGTTTTCTTGTTGGGCGGCAGGATATTGCTTTATTGCCTGGCGTGTGCAATTTAATTATAAAGCATTTTTTAAAAACAAAAAATTTATCTTTCTAGTAATAATCTCAAAAACATAAAAATAGACCAAGGAAGGAAAAAAAATTTAAGAAAAATTCTATAGATTTTTTCTTCGATTTTTTCTAATCCCTTCATTTTTTAATTTATTTAATTTCCGACCTTTAGCTTATTTACTTGTTTAATTATTTTCTTTTTTTCTTAATTTTTCAAGTTTTCAATTGTGGAAAACTTCTTAATAAAAATATTAGAAAAAAATCAAAAAATTAAGGTTTTAAATAATTAAAAAGATTTTAAAGACAAGACTTCTTAGCGTCGACAGATTAATAATAAACAAAATTTACAAATATTAGGCAAAATGTGGATAAGTTGTGGATAAAAATTAAGAAAGTAATTTTGATTAGATTCTTGAAACTTGTTAAAATAATTCTACGGAGATGTTATAATTAGTAGATGGGAAAAATTCACAGGAAAAAAGGCTAAAAAATTATAATTTTTCCGTATTTTCTGTAGATTTTTGTGTTTTTTAAAAATGGCTAATCCTAAAACATTAAAACCAAAACCATTTAAGAAAGGATATGATCCGAGAAGACATGTAAAACAAAAAGGGGAAAGAAGTTTTAGGAAAATATTTGAGGAAGCATGCAGAGAAGTTTCTAAAAGTTTAAATTTGGGAGTAGAGCCAGACAGAGTAATGGTAGAGATTGTAAAACGAGGAATAAAAGAAATTTTTAAGGGCAATTATGCTTTTTATAAAGATACTTTGGATAGATATTTTGGAAAACCTATGGCAAAAATTGAAGTTCAAGAAGAAAAGAAAATTTTAATATTGGATGACGAAGACGAAGAAGGCGAAGAAGAAGGAGAAGAAGAGAAAAATCACTAAAATTTTTAAAAAACATAGATTTTAAGCAGCTTTTTTGAATTTTTGATCTATTTTTAAAAAAGCTAGATTTTAAGGACATTTTTTAATTACTCCCCCTCTAGAATCGCATGAGATCAAAGATTTTTGCCAATCAAGTATGTTTATACCTGCCTAATAAAAAAATTGATCTCACAGCATTTTAGAGGTTTTAATCGTTTATAATTCTTAAATAGAATGGAAAAAGTAAATTTTTTCAAACTTGCTAATTTCTTCCCTAAACAAAAAATTTTTTTAGAATTTGCCAAAAATTACCGCTATGTTCTACTTTCAGGAGCTGTAGGGACAGGAAAATCGAAAGCTCTAAGGTGGACTTTACTTTATTTACTTCTAAAGTATGGGAAAAAATATCCAGGAATCCAAGCTGGCCTTTTTTGTAATACTTATCCCGAGTTAAATGATAGGCATTTAAAGTATATAAAAAACGAATTTCCGGAATGGCTAGGAGTTTATTATGAGCAGAAAAAAGAATATCACATAAAACCAGAATATGGAGGAGGAATTTTGATGTTTAGAAATCTTGATGAACCAGAAAAATATAGAAGTGCAGAATTTGCTTTTATAGGAGTAGATGAATTAACGCAAATACCCAAAGAAACCTTTGATTTATTACTTGAAAGAAATAGATGGAAAGATTTTAAAAATGTTAGATTTTTAGCAGCTTCTAATCCCGTTGGACCCTATAAGCATTGGGTAAGGGAGTTTTTTATTGAAAAAACTTCTTCAGATTTACGCTGTAAAGATGCCGAGGTTGTTTATTTTAAAGCAGGAGATAATCCATATTTGCCGGAAACCTATTATGAAGACTTAATTAAAGGCATGGATGAAAACATGAAAAAAGCACTTGTAGATGGTGACTGGTATGCCATGGACAATATTATTGATGCAAGTGGCTATTTATCACTTTTAACCTATAATGAGCTTCAAAATTGCATCATAAACCATGATTATATCTTTCAAAATCCTTCTATTTTAGGAATAGATCCTGGAGCAGGAGGAGATGAAACTGCTATTGTTATAAGAGATAATTTTGCCGCTAAAGTTCTTTTTAATCAAAGATTGTCAGATACAATGCAAATTTTACCTTTAATTTCTAAATTTTTTTCACAAAATAAAATTGTTTCAATTGTTATTGACGCTACAGGCATAGGAAAAGGAATTTATGATAGGCTTTTAGAATTGGGTTATAAAGTTTTTTCAATTCAATTTGGCGAAAAATCTAATCATCCTAATCAATTTTTCAATAAAAAGGCTGAATTATTCTGGAAAATGAGAGAATGGCTTTTAGGAGGAGGAAGACTTTTAAAAAATGAAGCTTGGAATGAAATTTTGCAAATTAAGTATAAAATTTTATCAGATAGAGTTATCAAAATTCAGCCCAAAGAAGAATTATTGAAACAGGGCATAAAATCACCAAATGTTGCAGATGCTTTAGCTTTGACATTTGCAGAAGACTTAAACGCTATTAATTTTCTTGAATCTTCATATTTTTTCGATTATAATGAATAAAGAATTTCAAGGTATTTTATTTGCTTACATAAGTAAAAAAGAAATTTTGAAAAAACATCCAGATTGGCTTTACAAAGTTTATAAGCATTATTTCATTAAGCCGGAATATTACGACATTTTAAAAAAGCTTATAGCTAATAAGATTTATCAAGAAGCAAAAGCTAGACGATACATTTTGGAAGATCAAATTGCATGGAAAGAGACAGAAAACTATTTCTGGGGATTTGTTAATGCAAAGCCAACAATTATTTTAGGAGCTTGGAAAAAGTTAAGACCTCCATCTTTAACACCAGAACAGTTTAAAGAAAAAGTTAAAAAGATTATAGAAAAATTTGAGTTCGAAATGGTTACACCAGAAATGATTGAAGAAGAGAAAATTAAGGAAGAAATTAAAAAAGAAAAACAAAAAAATGAAATTTTACGAAAAACAATCTAAAGATTTAAAAGAATGGAGAGAAGACGAAATTTTAGAAGAAGTTAGAAAACAATTTACAGAAGCTCAAGCAAGTTCCTCTCTAAAAAAAAGAGTTTGGGTAGAATATATGAAGCTTTATCTCAATCAAGAAAGAAAAAGAGTGGGAGATTTATTAATTGGTTCAAATCTTCTTTACACACAATTTAACGAACTTTATTCTTCGGTTGATAACGATAATATTTTAGTAACTTTTGTTGAGAGAAATCCTAGAGATGCCGAAAAAATTCAATATACAAATGCAGTAGCAAGATTTGATTTTGATGATATGAATTTAGGAACACTTCAAAGAGAGCTTTTTTGGGACTTACTTTTTTACGGTACGGCAATTTATGATGTTTCTGAATATGACAATACTAGAAAGGTTCCCATTGTAAGAATTCAATCACCATTTACCTTTTTTGTAGACCCCCTTGCAAATAGTATTGATGAAGCAAGATTTGCAGGAAGATATATTTATATGACTGCTTACGAGCTTTTAAATGATGAAAGATTTGATGAAAGCCAAGTTAAAAAAATTTTAGAAACTTCAAAGCCATCTTCAGTTGAAAAAGTTCAATATGAGGAAAGGGCAAAAAATATCTTACTTTTGCAAGGAATTAATTATATTCAGGAAGAGCACTCTCTTGCTTTTCTGGAAATTTTAGAATGGTATTTGTATGCTAATGGTAAACTTTGGGTAGTATGGACAGATAATGCTATTAAAACTCTTCTAGGTTTTAAGCAGCTTGATTATCAAGATGGAGGAAATAAACTTAGCAAAATTCCTTTTGTAGTTTATTATTTCTCAAAAGCACCAAGAGGATTTTGGGGAATTGGAGTTCCAGACATTTTAGAAACTTATCATAGGGTAGCAACTTACTTGCTTAATCTTTATCTTCAGGGTATAAAACTTGATGCAACAACTACATTTTTGGCCAATCTTCAAGCAATTCATAATCCCAAAGATTTGATGACGAGAGAATTAAACAAAATCATTTGGACTAAAGTTCCACCAGCAGGACAAATAGCTCCATTTCCTAAAACTCAAGTAATTTCTAATGATACTCTTGCTTTCTATCAATTAATCCAAAATGAAGCTTTAGGAGCAATTGGAGCATCAAGAATTTTAAGGGGTTCTCTTACAGCTGTTAAAAAGACTGCTACAGAAATTGCAGTTGCCAAAGCCAAACAAGACTTACAACTTGCTTCTTACATGAGAAATATTGTCAGAGGAGAGCAGGATTTTTGGAATAGATGGCTTAAAAGACATAAAAAATTTTTAAAACCTTCAGATAGAAAACTTATAGAACTTATAGGTTTTAGAGGAGCAAGACAATTTACAGAAGTTACAAAAGAAGATTTTATTCCTACAGTTGATCCAATTATCGATGTTGCTTCATCCTTAATGTCGGAACCAGCAAAAATTATTAGAAGAAGAGATTTAGCAGAAATGATTCCTTTAATTTCGCAAATTGGAGGAAATATAAAAGCTGTTACAAAGATGATTTTGAGAGACTTAGATTTAACACCAGAGCAAATTGACATTATTCTTCCTCCTACTCCGCATCAAATTAAAGCAAGGAGGGAAAACGAACTTTTGGCAAATGGAGTATGGGTTGATATTGATGAAACTGATGATGATTTAGAACATATTGAAGAACATTCAAAAGTTAGAGAAAATGAGGTTGTAAAATTACATATTGAAGCACATCAAAAAGCTTATCTTTTAAAACGAGGAATGGGTGAAAAATTGGAAAAAATTTCTTCAACTAAAGAAATTGAGGAAGAACCAGAAATGGAAGAAAAAGAAGAAGTTGAAGGAGAACTTTTACAAGAAACACCTCTAGAGGGTTTAAATGCTTTAAAACAATTTTTAGAACCAAAAACGCCAGGAGAAGTTAAATAGGTCGCCATTAAAAGCTAAAATTTAAATGCCATTAACTAAAAAGGGGAGAGAAATTTTGAAAAAATTTCAGGAACAATACGGGAAAGAAGAAGGGAAAAAATTTTTTTATGCTTCAATTGTTAAGGGTGTCTTACCTTCTAAGGGGTTGCATGAAAAAGGAAGTGGTAAATTAGAAAAGGCTAAGAGGACATATCAAAGAAAAAAGAAAAAATGAATGAAAAAACTCTTTTAGAAGAATACTTCGGAAAACAAATCCAACAATATATTTCAGAACATCCAGAAAGACTTCAAGAATTGATCACTAGATTTAAAGCCTTTCAGTTTTCAGAAGAATGGAGAATTCTAAAAAAAGTTATTGAAGATACAAGAGAACGAGTTTTACAAAACATGTATTCTTCTCCGGTTGATCTTGGGACTTTGTTAGCATACAGAGAAAGTCTTTCGGCTCTTGATTTTTTAAAAAATCTCCCAGAAAACCTTTTGAAGGTTTTAGAGTTAGAATTACCAACCGAAGAAAATTTATAAACTTGACAAGTCGTAATTAGGGGTTTATAATAGAAGTGAAAATGCCCAAAAAAGCCAAAGTTAAAGGTACAAACGAAGAAGGTAAAGAAGAGGTTAAAGAAGAGTTTTATCCACGAATTATTGGAGGCGTTTGCGAATTTTGTGGTATTCCAGCAAAAAATTGTGATCATTTTAAAGAAGATTTTGAAACTGGAAAATTTAGATGTTTATGTGGTTTAACTAATAATCCAAGGTCCCTAGGACAACTTATTGTGATGTATTATCCAGGATGGAAGGCTTATCTTTGCAATGCTGAATCTTGTAGAAGACATGCAGAAGCTAGAGGAGGATATGACATACCAGAAATTTATAATTTTTACGTCAAATAATTAACTTCCTTGCTTGTCTGCTCCCGGGCAAGCAAGCGTAAAAAATGGGCGAAGAACTTCAGAAGGAAAATTTAGCGCCACAAGAATTAGAACAACAGCCAGAAACAGAACAGCAAGAAATACCTGTAACTAGTCAAGAAGTAGAAGGTTCTGCTGTTAAAGTTTTAAGACAGAAATTGGAAAACTTGATAAAAGAAAATAAAGAACTTAAAGAACGAATATCAAAATTTGAAGAGTTAGCTTCAATTTCGGATTTAGAAAGTCTAGTTTCTAAATTAAATAAGCTTGAACTTGAAAATAAAATTGTTAAAGAATATCCAGAACTTACTGGTGAAATTGAAGAAATTTTGAAAATTAGAAAATCTGGTGAAAGTATAGAAGATACAATTGCTCGATATATTGGTTTAAGGGAATTAGAAACAAAGAAATCTCGAACTTTTATAAGGTCTAATTTAGGGTCTATACCTACCTCTGAAACCGATTTATCTAAATTACCTCCCCAAGAAAGAGAACAATTAGCTAAAAAATATTTTGAACAACTCTATGGAGGAGGTTAACGGTTGAAGAGGTAGTCTAATTAATGGCTATAACAACCACGTCTAATCTTGAAGCTGCTGGTAAAGCTTTGGGTATTTATTTTGATACCGTTGTAGTTGAAAGCTTACAGCCTCATCTATATTTTGAACAACTTGGAACAAAAGTCATAGTTGCTCCGGGTAATTACACTTCAAGATTTTTCACTTTCAATAAAATTGCTACATCTTCTGTTACAACTTTAATAGAAGGTACAGCTCCAACAAGTCTTGCTATTTCTGTTAATACTGTTGAAATTGATCCAGTACAATATGGTCTTAATGTAGGATTCACAGATTTAGTTATTTTAACTGCAGCCTTTGACGCAGTGCGAGATACATTAAAAGAAGTTGGTAAAGCTATGGCAAGAAAAATTGATGAAGTTATTCAAGCTGTAGTTCTTGCTGGAAACAATGTAATTTATGCTGGGGGTAAAACTTCAAGAAGTGCTTTAACTGCTTCAGATTTAATTGATGTTAATTTAATTGTTAGAGCAAGACAAAGACTTGTTAAAAATGGTGCTCCAGAATTCCCTGGAGGAGGTTATGTTGCAATTACTACAGCTGAAGTTGGTTATGATTTAAGAAGTAATACATCTGTGGGACAATGGCTTGATATTCATAAATATGCTTCTCCAGAATACATTTTCAGGGGTGAAGTTGGCTCAATTGCTGGAGTAAGAATCTTAGAAAGTGGAAATACAATGACTTTCTCATCTAATGTTACAGTTCATCCTATGCTTGTTGTAGGTGCTGATGCTTATAGAATTGCTTACTGGGTACCTCAAAGTAGAGAGAAATTTTCTCAAGAATATGGAACTGGAGTAGCATCTTATGTTTATCTTCCAGAAGAAGACGTTGGTGTTGCTAATCCATTGGGACAAAGAGGAGGTGTAGGTGCTAAAGTTAATTTAGGAGTAGCAAGAACCCAAGAAGAAAGAATGATGAGAATTGAATGCGCTTCATCAGTAAGCTTCTAATCTGAAGTAGTGCAGGGGTAGGGTGGGGTTGCTCCCCACTCTACCCGCAATTAATTTCTTTTCTTTCAATGACTTTGCACAAAATTTTTAATAAAACAAGAAAACTAACAAGAACATCTTCTACTCTTTTATCTGATGCTCAACTTTTAGATTTAACAAATGAGACTTATTTAGATATTCAAAGAAGATTAGCACAAGAGGAAATTGAAATTTTAGGAACTATTAAAAAGACAAATTTGGTGGCTGATCAAGCTAATTATCAGCTTCCGCAAGATGTTTTAGCAATTTTAAGATTAGAAATAAATTATGATGATGCTAATGATGAGACTAAATGGCGAAAAATAACAGAAACAGACTTAGGAAATTTGCCTTTTGAATGGTATAAGCTTTTAAAATCTCAGCCTATGGGTAAAAGTTTGTATGATTTATTTGCTTCTCAAATCTTTATTTTTCCTCGACCTACAAAAGACATTACTGGAGGTTTAAGGATTTGGTATATACCAAGACAACCTGAATTTACAAATATCAACGATGAATTACCTTTTGTTTTGAGGAACTATTGGGAAGTTTTTGCTTATGGAAATGCATGGAGATATTTAGAAGAAATTGGCAATGTTAAAGCAAATAGAATGTTAGAACTTTATGAAGCTTTGATAACAAGGATGATTGAGGATTTGAAAACTGAAGTTATAGAACCAATTAAAATTCAAACTTTTAATTATTTCAATAATGGGTGGATTTAAAAATGGCAGATCCAGTAAGAAATTTTGCCAAAGCAAAAGTTAGATATGGATATAATAATTCGGCAACTTCTATTGAATTAGAAAATGGAGGAGGAGCAAAATTTCCAGATCCTTCAACTGAAGGTGCTTTTAATTTAGTTTGGTGGAATGCAACTGATTATTTAGATCCATCAGACGATCCCTATAGAGAAATTATTAGAGTTACAGCAAAATCGGGAGATACTTTAACAATTGAAAGGGGACAAGAAGGAACTTCTGCACAAAATCATAATCTTCCTGGAAAAGTTTATATGGTTATGAGAGTTTTAACTGCTAAAGATTATGAAGATTTAGAAAGAGTAAGAGTTTTAAAGGGAGGAACATTAGTAGGAACAAGAAAAGGATTGAATTTTATCGGCCTTGAAAATATTGTAGATAATTCTTTGCAAGACAGAATTGATTTAAGTTTAACAGATTTCATAAAAATGAATTTTGGAGATGGAAGTGATGGTGATTTAATAATAACAACTGGAACAACAACTTTGAATTTAAATAATCAACAAGTTTTTATTAAACAATACAGAAATTTGAAAATAACTGGAAATGCCAACTTAACCTTTACTAATCCTCATAGTAAGGGAACGTTAATAGTTTTTTTGGTATCCGAAGATTGTGAATTAACTTCAAACGCAACAAATTCAATTGATTTAAGAAACTTAGGAGGCGAAGGTGATACTAATAATACTGGAGGGAAAGGATGGTTTTTAATGGGAGGAGGAGTTACACTAATTGGCAGAGGAATATCTACTGGAAATTCTCCATTTGGTAATTATGGACCATTTCATGGTTCAGGAGGAAGTTCATCAATAAATGATAGTCCTAATCATGCTTATGCTGAACTTACATACGCTTTTTCAACTGGTGCTCATACTGTTTTTCATTTTCGTGGATATTCAAGAGCTCCTTTTTTTGCAACTTCTTCTTTTATTCCTAAAAATTTTTTGCCCTTACCAGGAGGAGGAGGAGCACGTGGAACACAATATGATAATAATGGTAATTTAACAGGAACTCCTGGTAATGGTGGAAGGGGTGGTGGAGGATTATTAATTTTAGTTAAGAACAATTTAACGGTTTCTTCTTCTTTTACCATTAATGCTTCTGGTTCAAATGGTTCTGCTGGCTCAGGAGGAGCAGGATCTGGTGGAGGAGGTGCAGGAGGAAGTGTTTTAATTGTTTATGCTGGTTCAAAAACAGGTTCAGATCCCAATATTATTGTTTCCGGAGGTTTAGATGGAACAGGAGGAGCTTCTTATAAAGGAGCTGATGGAATAGGCTTAATTGTTCATATTTCTAAAATATTTGGTTTATAAAAAATTTAACGATGCTTATTTCAATTTCATCACAAGCAATGGGAGGAAGTTATCAAAATAGCCAATGGAGAAGAGATGAAGTTATAACTGAATGGATTTTAGAGCCTCCAGCTTCTACTAGTTGGCAAAACGATTTAACAAGTTATGGAATAACATGGTCGGATGATTTAAGTAGGCCTTCAACTAATTGGGAAAATAATTAAAGTTTTATATTGAACCTGTAATGAATGAAGAAATTATAAAAATTATTGCCCAAGGAGGAAGTTTAAGTGCTATAATAGTAGCATTAGTATTTCTTTTGAGGGCTATTAAAGACTTAATCGGAGCAAGAAAAAATGGAGAATTAGGGAAAAAAATTGAAGAAATTGAAACAAATCACCTGAAATCTCTTGAAGAAAGAATTGATAAATTAGAGGATAGAGTAAACAATATAGCCGAAAGATTAGCAAGATTAGAAGCCAGAATTTATAACAAAAAGAAATCTTAAAAAAGTAGATTTTAATAGGGTTTTTTAATACAAAAAATGGTCGAAATTTAATAAAATGCCTCTAGAATCGCCTGAGAGCAATTATTTTTGTCTTGTAAATATCTTTATACCTGTCCAAGTAGAGAATTTTATCTCATAACGAATTAGAGGAATGCTAGAAGAAGAAAAACAAAAATCATCATTAGAAGAAAAAGTCATAAGGGGAGGGTTAAGATTTCCTTTGGATTATGAAGATATTTCAGTTTTAGATGCTTCTTATATAGGAGCCTATATGATCCAACTTTCGGAAGGAGCAGCAGTTATTTATGATCCTAAGATTAAATCAACTTCAATTGTAGTAGCAACTCATAGAATTTTTCAAGGAACAGTAGGTGTTTTAAGTGCTTATACAGATAATGGTGTAGCTTATATCGTTTCTTCTTCTACCTCGGATACATCCATTGTTAATGTTTTAATCAAGTATTAAAAACATGCCCAAGAAAAAAAGAAAAACAATCAAAGAAGAAACAGGAGTGTTAGTTTTTGAAAATTTCAAGCAGCAAACAATTATTTCTAGGGAAGTTGGAACAGAGGGAACAAATCTTCATAGGTTTATAATTTCTCCTACATATCTTTTTAAATTTGCTGATAATCCTTCTTTAGCTGATTATGGAGATACAATTTATTCTCTTTATGCTAACTTGCCATCTTCTACGATAAATTTAACTACTAATTCTGGCTATCCTGTAGCTTATCTTTCGCCATCAAATGCCAATGATATGAGGGTTATTTATATAGCAACCTCAAAAGGTTTTGTTTATGCCTTATCTTTAACAGGAATAGCAAGAAGTTTTGGACAACCAGCTAATTTAACTTCTAATCAAAATGAAACTACGTTAGCAAAATATGTTGGAAAAATTTTATTTATAAATCCATCACAAAATAGAATTTATCACATTGATGAAACTTCAACAGGAACTACCTGGGGTACAATTACCGGATTAATTTCTCCTAAATTTGGGGAGACTTTTTCAGTTTATTTTTATGTTGCTGATAAATCTTCTAGCCCTAATCCATTTAGAAACCTTATCAGAGTTTATGGAACTTCACTTTCTCAGGTTGGAACATTAGATTTAGGTAGTGGTTTAGACATTCAAGATATAGTCAATAACAACAATAGGTTTTTGGTAATAATTGCCAATCCTGCTAATGTTTTCACTGATCAATATATGTTTTTATGGGACGGAATTTATACAAATAGGCCATTTCATATTTTGAAGCTTCCTGGTATCTATGTAGGAAGTATAAATTATGCTGGTTCTTTCTTCATTTTTTTAAAATCTGGACATTCAACCTATGTTTATGAACTTGCAGGTTATTCCCTAAGAATGATTGATGTTTTACCTCAAGTTGATATTCCCGAAGTTTTTAATCCTGTTTATCGTTTTACAACTTATGGTAATTATATTTTCTTCCCATTTGTCAACAAGGAATTCAATATTTCACTAATCGGAGTGTACAACATTTTTGAAAAAGAAACCTTAAGCATTTATGCTCTTCCTTCTTCTACTCCAGTTTATGGCCTAAAAGCAATATTAGATCTTTCGCAAAATTTAAGATTGTTTTATAATTCTAACGAAGTAGATAAGATTTACCATCGCTTAGTTTTACCAGATAAGGGAATAAATGAATATGAAACAGAACAAGGAACAAATGCTTTTAGCAATATAACTCCAAATATCTACTATAGTAATTGGGTTAATTTCTTTACAACTGTTCAAATTGAAAAAGTTGAAGTTTTTTATGGTAATAAGCCGCCATCTGGAAGTTACGTAGATTTTATCTTGGAAACTAGGGATGAAAAACTTGGAGAAACAACATCACAGTCAGTTACTTTGAGGATTGATAATAATTCGCAAAATAATTATGCTTTATTTACAAACGTAGGGTTAAGGGGACAAAGATTAAGATTATCAATAAACATGAATACCAATGGCTCATATAGGGGAGGTATTAAAAGGGTGGTCGTATATTATTCAATTTTGCTTTCATAAATGGCTCAAAGTAAAAGTCAACCATCTTCTCAATCAAAAACAAAACTTGCTCCTACGCCTCAAACAGGTGTTACTTATTCAACTTATGCTGCTTCTACTCCAGCTGTTCAAACTACTGTACCGGCTACTAAAACTACACCTAGTTTAACAGGATTTATAAGTTCTTTGGCTCAAACTCTTTACTCAACTTTGCAAAATGTAGGTAAATTTTTAACTGCTTCTGTATATACTGCTGCTCCTTCCGCACCTAAACCTGCCCCTACACCTACTCCTGCACCGACTCCTACGCCCTCAAGAGGTACTACTGCTCCAGTTCAGGTTCCTCCTATATCAGTTGCTAAAACTACGCCTACCCCCATTTTTAATTTACCAGGCTTTTTAAGTTCCTTACCTCAAACTATTACTTCAGCTATGAAGGATGTAGGCCAATTTATGACTCTTCCCATGCAAACACTTGCTACTAAATTTACTATTACACCCTCTCCCGAACCCCAGAAAACAAAAGTAACACCTTCTGCTGTTACTCAAATAACCACACCTGTTAAATTGAAAGTTTCTCAACAAAAAAAGACTTCTGATTCTTCTGTTTCTGTTACACCAACTCTTCAAACAACCTCACCCCTTCCAGAATCTGCATCTCCTTCTGTAGAAAACATAATTTCTGATTTATTGGCAATTATTCAACAAAGACAACGACCGATTAAAATGACAGTTTCTAATATTCCTCAAGGGACTGAAACATATATTTTTAAAGATCCCATTGGAGGCTCTACTCCAGTTTTTGAATATGTTATAAAACCAGGTGAAAGTCTTACAAAAATTGCTCAAAGATTTGGTGTAAGTATTGAAGATATTTTGAGGTTTAATAAAGATAGACCAGATGCTATTAAAACTCCAGATTTAATTATTGCTGGGAAAAATATAAGAATTCCTGCTATTCAGAAAGAAATTCAACCTTCAGTCTTAACTCAGCCAGGATTGAAAACTGTAGAAGATGTTAATAAGGCGGCCAAAGAACAACTTCAAGCTCAAACTCCTACATTTACGGTTGAAGATATTTTCAAATTGATTGATGAAAAAGTTGGAGAAACATTACAAAATATTCAACGAATTCAACAGCAATATGTACAGTTTACTGATCCTAATTTTTATGTCAATCAGTATAATGCCTTAGCGGATAAATTGGGCCTTCCACAAGATTTGCAAGCTTTAAGAGATATACATGCTATTATGAGAGGAACCTTAGAAGATGTTTTAAGGGAGGCAGCAGTAGCAGGAGGATTAGTTACTCAAAGCCAAGTTGCTGAAATTGTCAATTTTAGACATGGTATTTTAAAACAACAAGCACAAGTTTTAGCAGAACTTATTGAGGAAAAAGAAAAAATGATTGATAAATTGATGAAATATACACTTTTAGGAAGACAAGAACTTGAAAAAATGTTAGATGAACAACTAAGGATTGCTAAATTAGAATTTGATTATAAAAAGGAAGCAGCTAGGTGGGCATATGATATTTATCAAGATTTGACAAGGGACAATCTAAGAAGGCTTGAATATATGGTTAAAGAAGGAGTTTTGCATACTGCTTCTCCTGAACATTTATCAAAATACGTAAATCCTTCAAGCCTTCTTTATGCGGGTATTACTCCAGATGATTTAATAATGATGCTTCGAATTTCTTATCAAAATGCTTTTCAAGAACAACTTAAAACTCAACAATTAATTGAAAAAATTGAGCAAGCACAATTGAAGTTAGAGCAACAAATGCGAGCTATGGAACTAAAAGAAAGAGGACTTGAATTAAGAGAAAGAGGATTAGAACTTAAAGAAAGAGAAATTAAGATGAGAGAAGAAAAATTGGAAACTGAGAAACAAAAAGCTAAAAAAAGAGATTGGAGCATATTTAAAACCAAATAAAACTAATGGAAGAAGAACAAATTCCTAAAGAAAAAAAA